TAATGAGCTTTCCACGTGTAGTGATACCGTTGATATGGTTCTTGTCAATCTGGATGTTTACACGTTTTGCAAACTCTACCTGCTTGCCATCCTTAATAGCCTTCAGCTTAGAAGTTCCCGCATTGGTAATGTTTCCAAAGGTGATTACAAATGTAGAATCATACCACATTGATTTTCCTCCTTTGTTCTCCATCTTAGGTTGACCCATAGGATTGTCAGGCTTAGCTGCCCAAACCTTGTTAATGGCTACAAGAGTGTTAGTGTATGGATAAGACTCCTTACGAGAGAGTGTGATACGCTGGTTGATGTTATTACCAAACTGCGTAGACATCGCTCCTGCATTCCACTCGTTGTTGTTCTTGTTAGATGTAATCGACAGCTCACAAGGAACTGAACCAATACTATCCCAGAAGAACATCAGATCATAAGGCAGTTCGCCTTTCTTCTGATCATCAAGCATAGAGCCAATAAAAGCAGACACATCTTCAATAGAGTTTAAGGTCTCTCTGTCAGTGTAGATAAAAAACCCTTCGTAATCTAAGATCTCTCCAGTCTCTTCATCAACAACTTCATTCACCTCAAAGCCCATGTCAATAGCGTGCTGCCAGTTCCACTTCATCTCTGTAATGATAAAGACAGGAAGTATCCCACGTTTCTGTGCAGACACAGCAGCTTCAATCATTGCAGTAGTTTTTCCTGTATCAGAGTGACCACGAAGTAATACTATATGCCCAGTAGGAATACCAGGTATTGATGTTACTTGTGAAAAAGCTTCTGATAGTGGAATCCACTTTTGCTCTTTAAACTTAGATAGCGTTGCTATCCCTTTGCTCTCACGATATTTTGATAGTGAGAAGTTTTGTTTCTGTGCTGCCACTGCAGCTTCTGTTAATGATTTCTTTGCCATAACTTAGAATGGTAAATCCCCAAAAGGATCCTCCTCTGCTTTTACTTCTTCTATTACTTCTTCTGTTACTTCTACTGCTGGTGCTGACTGATGAACAGCCGTGTAATCACGCCCCGTTTGCTCTTCTGGCTCAGGCTGTGATGTAGTGTCAGTATATGGTGCTAGTATCTTACCAATAATCTCCTTAAGCTCATTAAAGCTTTTCTTAGTAAACTGATCGATAAGTGCAGGCTGATTTGTTGTGTACTGCTTAACAGCTGCTTCACTACCTAATGCAGAAATGTTACCAAGCTCAAACTTAGTCTGCTTGTATGTTCCCATATCCTCAATCCAAACTTTGATGTCACGCCCATTGGTAGGATCGTAAATCAAATGTCCGTCTTTCTCAATGTTGTCAAGAAGAGATTGTAGTAACTTTTCAGTAACTCCCCAGTATTTAACACCCTGTGCTTCCTGACCTCTTACCACTACAGGTAAAAAGAACTTACTAGAAGATCTTAACTGATACAAGATTTTATTCTTGATCTCAGGGTTAAGGTTCTTATATTCATCAGAGTTCTCTGAAGTGAACATCTCTACAAACATCTCTAAAGGATCTGATTCCTCATAAGATGATGGAGACAATACTGAAATCTTATAATCACGATCCCCCACCTTTTCAGTCACTCCAGTGTTGTAATAAAACTTGAGTTCTTGGATTGGGATATCACCATCAGGCATAGGAACAATACGCAAGATCTGTGGCTGATTAAGCCTTGCCTTGAAAAGTGCCTTTTCCGATTGGTTTGATTGATTTCTGGTTTGCTGGCTGAATCTACCTCGTAGAGCATCCAGCTTGGCCTTTTGGGCCGAAGCGTCAAAACTATTCATAATAACAAAATTTATATAACTATTTTACAAAAAACTTTTCACTAATCCAACTGGATGATCTTATGGATCTTCGTATTCAGTTGTTTCAAACTGTTATGCTGTGTTAGCAATATGCAGTTTCTATAGTGGTTCCAGTCCACTTTAAAACTTGTATCAACTACACCTCCATTGAGTTTTTTTATTAACTCATTCAGTGCATTGATCGTATAAAGTGTATTGGATTCTTTCTTTCTATGTAGTAGTATTGTGTTTTCAGGGATACTGTCAACATTCCCACTATCTACGTTGTACGTTAAAACATACTCTTCCGAGTCAACAATCTGCAGTGCAAAAATCTTATTGTACTGTATTGTGTAGTTTACTTGCACACTTTCTACTAGCTCGTCTAAATCCTCAAGTGTAGTGAATGTTGCAAATAACCTTTTATTAATCTTTCCTTCCATTGATATTATATCGTAAACACTATTGAAATCGTAACTTAAGTGTTTATTATAAATATCCGTAGGACTATCCAAAGTTGTAATCATAACCGCTTTTAATACTGGTGTTTAAATTTTTGTTTTTAAATACTTTTTGTATCTCTGTAAGGCGATTTTCCTCCCCTTTCTTAACATCTAACAAAAAACTATCATATACCGTGAGAACTATCTTTGTCTGAGACCCCTTAAGTATCTCCTGAATGCTCTCTAATATTTCTACATTGTAGGAACTTTCGGTTGCCTGTAGAAAATAGTTGAATATTTTTTCTTTATTCATCTCGCCAAGAATACTTTTTTCAAATCGGTAGCCGCTTATTGGCTCTTCTAAATATCCTTTGGACTCATACTCGTCATACAACTCCTGCTGCTTTCTAAGTAATACTTTAAAGTACGACAAATCTTTGTATTTTGCAAATACCCTGCCGTAAAACTGCTGAAATGTTATCTCTTTTGCCTTGTCTCTGCTAACTCCGTACATCTTAGCAAAGCTTTGGTGTACATCAGGATCATCAAACTCATACCCGATAAGATGAGAAACAATCACAGGGTGATACGCCTTGACATCAAACTCTACAAAGTAATCGTTCGTAGGAACGAATGCGGAGCGTTCTCCTGTCTTTTTATTCAGTGCAGCATAGTTTACCCCTGCGAACTTATTTGAAGGGCGTGTGGTGCTTGTATTTAGGTTATACTGAGGGTATACAATGGGTTTGTCTCTATGGTGAAAGTGCTTGAAGAATAACCCGGTATCGATCCCAATACCTGCCCTCTCGATGTTGTGGTAAACCACTGAAACTCTCTTGTTAAAGAAGTCTGCATATTTCTGATTGTTATATTTGAAACTATTTGTTAGATTTTTGTAGTCCTCTTGAAAAGCCTCGTAATGCTTTACTATCGGAATGATCCTGTTGATGTCCTTAAGCTTCGGGAAACGTCTCTTAAATATTTTGTGAGTCTGCGTCTGGGATTTATCGTAACCTCGAGGAGGAATACAACAAGAGTAAAGATTGGTAAGATTAAAATAATGGTAAGCAGATTTAAGATCGCTTGTGTAAAGAATGTTAAAACCTGATAAAATTTTGATGACTTCATTGAAAGAAACATTTAGGGTGTCTGTGTGTGATACTGGTATTATAAAACCTTTCGTAGATTCTTTTGGTCTTAAGTAAACAGCACAAATACCATTCTCAGCAGGATGTAACTCGTCATCAGATGGTAGTACATCTACGTATGCCTCCCTATAACTGCTTTTTGATAACCTTTCTAACTGGTCTTTACTCTCTACCAACCAATACATAAAACCTATTTAGTAATAATATAGGCTATTGTTTGTAATATTGCAAGTAGTTGTCTCTAAATATTTTTCTAAATCCTGGAAGCTTCTGATCTATTTCAGTTTGGTGTACTATCTGTTTGTTTACAGAATACACTTGTGATTTATCCCCTGAGATTTGCCAGGGCAAAGAAATAGGTATGTAAAGCTGCCATTGTATGATATCATCTTTTGATGATAAACTCCTAAAGTCTTTTTCTGATATCTCAAAATATATGTTCTGATTTGCCTTTTTTGTAAAATATCTTTGAAACTCCCCTATTTTATAATTCTCTTCTGTAGGAATAGGATTATTTTTTGAAGGAGCTACTCCAGGAGTTTTAGATGTTATTTCATCATTAAAGTTGGTAGTCCAAGCAGAAGATTTGTTTAAAGGTCCTGGATCTTCCGAAGAATCTGTAATGTCCGGAAAGAGACGTACAGAAGGAAGGTCTGATGGATTTTTTCCTGAGTAGTATTTTCCACTTGAATCTTCCCAATAAAAACCTTTATATCTCTCCCCATTGTCAGATCTAACAAACTCTCCCCCGTTTGTAAACTGATTTTCTATTATTTGTGATTTAGGTAAATACATTATGGTGTTATTGTGTAATCAAATTCATTGGGGTTTACTGGAACTTCTTTTAACCCTCTTATTTTTCTTATTTCAAAAT